AACACTCGCTTAAATTATCATTGCTATAACAACCAAGGTTGATATTAATAACAACATCCGTGTATTCTGTTTGTATTTTCTTTCTTTTTCCATTTGCATATTGCTTTTTTGCAATAGTGTTTGGCTGCTCATCTATATCATAGCCTTCATATAATATTTTATCGAAATTATAGACTCCATTAGTTTCTACTTTTTTTAATAATATCATTTTTTACGCACCTCCAAACGCATATTGCAGATTTTTATTTCTTTGTACAATTTGTTGATTTTGATAGATTTTCTCTCCATCGAGTTCAAGTGTATTGTTATTTTCAACAACTATTTTTGAATTTGTATTCAATATTTCGCTTACACTTCCATTAATTCCTCCAATAGAAGTTTTTCCAATTTCTACATCAACAGCTTTGTTGGCTTCCGTCAACAATTCATCACTCATATTTCTAATTGCATCTAATGCAGAACTTGTATTTAATTCAATACCAACAGCAGTTCCTTCTGGTATCCATTTGCCAAATTCGTCTCTAAATGCCCTCGAAGGAGATTTTATTCCTAACGCATTTTTGGCAGCTTTCAAAATTCCTTTGGCTAAATCTTTAACTTTGTTGTATAGCCAATCTTTCGCTTTTAACATACCGTCCCAGATACCTTTAATAATATTTTTTCCAACTTCTGGGAAATTTTTAATTCCGTTGACTAGTGCTTCCCATATTTTTTGTACCAAGCGACTTGCTGTTGACCAAACATTACCAATCATACTTCCTATGCCTTTAATTAATTCAATAATTATTCTTACACCAATTTGAAATATTTGTGGTAAATTTCTTAATAAAACTGAGACTATTGTAAAAATTAATCTAGGTGCAAATGTTACAATACGCCACAAATTCTGTACTATTCCATTTATCAAAGTTACAACGATTTTCACAGCAACTGGTATTAAAGTTGGTGCTGAATCAATCAATGTTTGCATTAATTGTTCGATTAAAGTCGGTGCAAAATTTATCATTTCTGGATAATGATCCATTAATCCTTGAATTAATGTTAAAACTGCTGTTAATGATACCTCTAACAATTTTGGTAAATTTGCCATCAGTGTATCGACCATCTGGTCAACAATTCCCGGCAACATATCAATTAACGTTGGTAATTCTGCAATAATTCCGCTCCATCAAGCTTATTGTACACTTCATTCCTGCATCGACTATCATCGGTAAATTTTGTATAATTGCTTCCACTATTGCAAATAAAATTCTAATTACAGCTCCTGTAATTAGTGGAAGATTTTCCATAAATAATTCAATCAATGTCTGTAATATGGTTGTCAACGACTCTAATATTGATGGTAAATTATCCATAAGACACGTAATCATTGTTTGAATAAATGTTGTAACCATATTTAAGATTCCTTGTATTATTTCTTGATTTGAAGCAATATTTATTATTAGTTGTATTATTCCTTTTAATATTATTTCTATTCTAGGTAATAAATTTTTAAATGCTATTTCTACAGAGTCAATAAATTCATTGAACAATTTATCAAAATCTGCATTATCGTCTGCTATTCCTGTCAATAAATTCTGCCACGATGCCTTCATTGAATTAACAGAACCCTGTATTGTTTCACTCGCCTCTTTGGCTGTTGTTCCCATAATTCCCATATGTTTTTGAGTAACTGAGATTGCGTTTACAATATTTGCAAAGCTCATTGAATTTGCATCTACTGTTACACCTAATTCTTTTTGTACATCTTTTAATTGTGATGCGTCTTTTATTAGACGTTGCATCTCTGTCTTAGTTCCACCATAACCGAAGCTTTAAGTTGTCCAACCAATTTCTACCCCTAGTTTCCTAGTACTTTAACACTCATTTAGGAGTGGGTTTAGACTATATCTTCATCTCGTTTGGAGATGGTATGCACTTCCAATATCATACCAATAGATATTGTACTCGGTGACGAACCGATAGTCGTTTGACCTTCCTATTTCTAGGCTTGGCACTGGATAACCATATCTTTTGACTTAGGTTTCCCCAGTTAGCAAGATTATCTCAACAAACCATTTCCTATTTGTATTTTAATCTCACACCTTTGGTAAAGTTCACATACACTTACTTAATTATCACTAATTAAGCAGACATTAAATTTATCGTATAGTTTTGTTTGGCAAAACCGCTGATACGCATTCTGTATCATTTCTATCCCGTGTTCCGCATTTTGTTGGCGTTATCAGCCATGTCAATTACAGCCCTGTTTGCATAATCGGCTGCTTTGCTTGTGTCGTTTCCTAAACTTTGCAATAAACTAGCCGAAAATGACGTTACTTGGTTCATATATTGATTTGCACTTAATCCTGCTGTTTTATATGCTTTGCTTGCATATTCTTGTACTTTTTTAGAACTGTTTTTGAACAATGTGTCGACACCACCAACAAGTTGCTCGTAATCTGCATAACTTGTTAATGCTTCTTTGCCTAATTTAATAACAGCTTTTCCAACTGTTGCTATTGCAGAAACTGCTATTTGCCCTGCTTTTATAAAAGCTTGAGACATTACATTACCAACGGCAATAGTTGATGATTTTATCTTACTTAAACCGTTGTCTAATCCTTTTTTATCCAATTTAGTCTCATATTCAAGACTTCCTGCTAACATCTTCTATCCTTTCTACTTTAACGCATTATATATTGCCTCTTGTCTTGATTTTTCATTCTCATCTCGGGGTAATTTCCAGTATTGCTTTAATTCCAACATTTGTTTATCTTTACCTTCATATGCCCTATAGCTTTTAACTTTTACAAATTCTGTACTGTCTTCTAACGAATTTAATAATGCTTTAAATTTCCACCAATGCAATTTTTCTTCGTATAAATCAATTCCATATTGCGAGTAAAAAGCACCATATATCAAGTCTTCGTCATATTTGTAGCTGTATATTTCATCTACTTTTTTACTTCCACCAACTTTTTGATGATAGTCTTCTTTACCACAGCTATAAAACCACATGAATTTTTTTATTAATTCATTATATAAATTTGTGTTCGGTTCAATTGAATTAAAAGAAGAGCAGAAATTCTGCAAGACGTACAATATTTTGTATTCTTTGCTTTTTCTACCCTTCAACACTTCTTCAATACTTATAATACGTCTAAAGTCTACATTTATTTTATATCTTTTTTTATTTATCGTTACAAAATAAGGTAGATTATCGAACATATTAATAACTCCTATTCCTTCTATAATATCTTTTATTATATCTGCTAATATTTCTTCTGCTAAATGAATTTATTTTGCTGTCTAATTTGTTGTATGTTCCAGAAATGTTATCTATTGCTTGTGTTCCTATCTGTTCTGCATAAACTCCCATTAACATTCCAAGTACATTGGCTTTGACAATTAAATCCATCTCCTCACGACCATCTTCTTTTCTTTTTTTATTGATTTTATCTATTGCATCTTCTCCAATTAGCATTTTAATTTGTTTATCTATTAATTCTACATTATTTTTATTTTCTTCTATTTCTTTTATATTTTCTTCATTTAATATACCTTTAATTTTAAATTGCAAACCGAATATTTTAACTTCTACTTCCTTATCGGTATCTTGATATTCTATTTCATACATATTAATATGTTCTCCTCTAACTTAATTTAATTTTTACGCATTTTCTGTGAATGCTTTTGTGTTTACGTTGAATGTTCCGTCAATAAATTCTCCACCCTTTAGTGAACCATTGAAATTAACTTGTTCGCCTGCTGGAGCAGATTTTTCTTCTATTTCAACAGTTTGTGTTATTTTTCTAGCTTTGTATACACCTTCTGTATTTGTTGGATTCCATAATTCTACAATATAATGGTCTATCATTGCGTCGCTACCTGTTTTTCTGTTTCTAAATATATTGTACATATACTCTGACACAACCTCATTTTTAACAAGGTCTTGCGTTATAGGGAATTCGTTAGAAAATCCTGTTACTTTGATTGTTTTAGATTTTTGATGTATATATTGTTTTTCATTTTCTGTTGGATTTGAACTTTCGCCCATTTCACTTATAACTGTTCCAAGTTCAATATCGCTCCAATTAGCTTGTACAACTTTTCCAGCTCCAGGAGCCTCTGTGAATTCTATTGTCCCTGTTCCTGCTGTGTATGTATAATCTACTGTGATTGTTTTTTCTACACCATCAACTGTAACATTTTTTAGTGTATTTGGTTTAGCATCAACAACAAAAGATGTTTGGCTTTCTGTCGCTGTATACTTTTGATTTTTTGCCATACCAAAGTAATGTGCTTCGTCGTAGGTCATGATATCTCTTAATTCATCCATTCTAGTTTCCTCCTTCAATGTTAAAATATAATTGTATATAATATGTGCTAACCCCAGTTTCTTCGTCAGTTTCATAAGTAACACCATTAGCACACGAAATTTGTGTAACTTTCATCTGTTCGATGTTTGGAAATTCTCGTCTTTTTTGTTTTTGATCAATCCAATTTGACAAATCATCCAACCAATCTAAATTATCTAATCTTTGCTCGTTGCTTTCGCTTGGTGTTTTTAATAATAGCTCGTATTGATATTGTCTATACCACCCAGATTTTGTTATGTATTTTAGTGGTAATCTTACGACTCCACTTCTTCTTAATGCAAGTGTATCTGTATCATCTGGAAGCTCCTCCGTATTTACTTCTGCAAAATTTAATATGTCTGGATATTGCAATAACCATTCGTTTATTCCATCTGTAATTCTATCCGCCATCAGCAATGCTCCTTCCGTAATCTGCTACTTGTCTTAATATTTTTTCTTTTTCATCTGCTACCATACGTTCCCAAGGTCTAGTTCCTCTTTTGCCTACACGTTTTTTTATCTTTCTTGAATATGCTTGGTATTCTGCATATGGTACATTAATTCTAACAATTCCACTTCCTAATACTGTCGCAATTTTAATTGATTTTTCTTGCGTTCCAGATTTAAATGAAACATAAGGTTGTAATGACTCACTAACTGTTTTGTCTAAGAATTTCTGTACTTTTCCTTTATCTTCAACGCCTAAACCTTCATATATTTCTTTTAAAGGTTTTTGTTTTAACTTGTACTCCATTATACACCACCTAATTTTATATGATTTAGATCTTGTATATCTTCATCATCGAATATAAATTTATCTATGGTAGTTATTTTATACACATTATCTTTGCCATATAACTCCTTTAATTCGGTTAGTGGATTTGTAACCTCATTATCAACCTCTTTGTTGACTATAATATCGCCTTTTTCTGCATCCCAAGTAATTCCATAGTCAACAACATCAAATATTCTTATAAGTGCATTTTCGCTTGAATTACTTCCGTTTCTATTGTGATTTAAATATGCAGTGTTTCTAAAGCTTGCATTTTTTATAAATCTTATCCAATTATTACCGTTTTTGTGATAAATTGTTATTTTTTGCATAGGGAATTCACTCATAACAGCCACCTCCTACACGTATCTAGTTAAATCTTGTGGTAATTTGTTCAATATTTCCGCTTTTAAATTGTTAAAATCTGTATTACTTTTTGTTTTATATGTTAATGACACTCCGTCAATACTTTTGCTTGCTATGTTTCCATTTGCATCGTTGCTAGCAATACAATCTACCAATTCGCAGGCTACGTACTTTATTATTTCATTTGCATTAAGATATTCTGCTGTAATTTCACGGTTAGACACTTCGTCTATTAATCGACTTGCCTTTCCAATATAAAAATTGAAGAGGCTATCTGTTAGACCGCCTTTATATGTACTACTGTAGTAAGTATAATCAGCATAATTTAACATATTGCCTCTCCTCCTTTATTCTTTTATTAATTTTTTTGTAGTTTTTTTCTCTACTTTATCATTTTCAACAATTTCTTTGTTTTCTAGCTCTTTTTTTGGCTTAATTTCATATGTTTTTATTTTTCCTACAAGTCTCATATTCACACCTCCCAATTAAGCTTTGTGGTGTACATATATACCTGCTGCCTTATTTTCGTATGCATCTGCTAATCCGTACTCACGATAGAAGAATAACCAACCATCATTGTTTTGATTCTCTTCTGGAGTTATAACTTTATTAACTTTATGCTTTGGGTATTGCACAACGGCAGATTTTTCGACTATCATAAAGTTGATATCTTTTCCTTCTGTAGCTTTTGCATATCCTCCAGCTTCTTCTCCAGATGTTGTTCCATCTGCTAATTCAATTGCTGTATAAAATCTTGATTGTGGTACTTCTACAACTTTAGCAAATTTATCTAAAACTGCTTTTGATTTTGATGTATCTAAATCATCAATTACGCCTTTTAGTGTTGGTGTTATATATAAAATTCTTCCTTCAGCTGGTACTTCTGCCTCGTCCATTGCTGTAGTAGCTGTTCTTAATGCTCCTATAATTGTTGTTCCATCTAATGTGCCTGTTGCAGAACCTATATTAGAAATTCCTGCATATGTTGCAAATCTAACATTTTTTTCAACAGAGTTCGTTAATCTCTGCCAGTTTTTTAAACTTCCTATACTCTCATATAGGGTAAGACTATATCTTCACCCTCTTTATAAGGGGTTGTACACTTCCAATCACTTGATTGTACTCTCTTTCGAGATAGTCGTTGAGCCTTATTTATAATTCCATCTATAACCATAAGCTTTATTTCTTAGACCTTTACCACAACTTCTTATGTTTGAAGCTAAAGATTTTATTCTTTTTGAATTACAATATTTTTTTTCATTTATATACATAGCAGCATCGTAACTGCTCTCAAATTCTTTTTGCAATTCCACACAATAAATTTTTCTTTTTTTGTAATTTGGATTATTTAAATTGTTTTTAGAAGCATGGATGTTATTTTCACTTATTGTACACCACTCCAAATTTTCAACTCTATTATCATGCCCATTTCCATTTTTGTGATTTACATACTCTTTTCCAGGTATTTTTTTTAAAAAATACTGTGCTACTAATCTATGTACTAAATATTTTTTATTTCTTCCTAATGATATTTCATAATAATCAGTGTTATGACCTTTATGATTTATTAGTTTTAAATATTTGTATTCTCCATATTTGGTTATAGTTCTTTTATCTTTTAATTTTCTTCTTATTCTTCCCTCGTTTGACACTTCGTAATAAGAATTTTCGATTTGTTTCCAATTTTCCATCGTAAATCTCCTTAAAGTTTACTTTTGAATTATAAATCTTGGCTGCTGATTACCCATTGTTCCATACTTTAAATTGTTACTCTTTGGTATTAAAGTCTTTAGGGGTTTCCAGCAGTTCATACAATTTCACTTAATATTACTATTAAGCAGCCCTTAGACTTAAGGCGTCAACTTCTGGCACAACTTTTGTTCTTAAAAATTCACTTGATAATTTACCAAATGCTAATCCTGCTGTTTCTTCATTGTCCATTGCATCAACATTGAATTTTCTTCCTCTGTCATAATTAAATTGTACTGTCTCGTATGAAATAGATACATCGCCTTGAACGTATCCACCATTTCTTGAATAGTCTGCTAATCCGTCAAGTTCCATTTTTGGAATCATAATCTCGTTTGCATTTGCTCCAGCTTTAACTAATGATGCATCACCATCAAGGTCAGCTGTTTTGGAAGCACTTTTGTAAACTTCATCTAATAAATCAATATAGTTTTTAAATTTTACTATTGAATTTGGCATTTTTAACTCCTCCTTTTAATTTAATCCCATTATTTTTCTGGCTAAAGCGTTGTCATTTTCAGGTTTTTCTTTATGGTTGCCACCCAAATCTACACGCTTTTCTTCCTCTTTGTAACTAGATAAAAACTTTGGATTTTTTTTCAAAAACTCATCAAGATTTTCTTCAAAATCGCCTTCTTGTTTTGAAATCTTAAATAACACATAGTCAAGGTCGTTTTCTTTAACACCTTTTCTTAATAAAATATTTTCTTTTTTAAGATTGTCTCTTTCTTCGACGATTTTTTGATTTTCTTTTTCACGTTCTGCTTGTTTTTCTGCATCTGTTTTTTGTTTTTCTTTCCAATCGTTAAATTGTTTCAGCTCTTCTTTGCTTGGAATTCCCTTTCTAGCTTTAGCAAGTCTAGTTTCAACAATTTCATCTAGTTCTTTCTGCGTAAAAGTTTTTTCTTCTTTTACATCTTTTGCTACATTTTTTTCTTCAACTTCTGTTGATTGAGTAGTTGTAACTTCTACTGTTTCTGGATTTTTTTCATTTTCCATAATTTTCTTCCTTTCTTTTTAAAGTCATTTAAGTTGGACTTGTCCATTTCTTTAACGTTGTAATGTTCAACAATGTATCACTAAAATTAGTATAACATAATCTGTTTGTATTTTCAATTTATTTTTATGTAACTTGTTCCAACATAAATTCAATATACTTTTGTTCTTTCATCTTGCTTGCTTAATCCTGTTTGCTTTGCGAAATCGTTATATTCTTTTTTATATTTTCTTAATTTTGTGTTATATTGTGTAATATCTATATTTGTATTTTTTAAACTTTCTATTGTTCGTTTTGTATTTCTTATTTTTCTTTCAATAGAGCGTTGCTTTTGTGTCGCTTCATACTCTGGCATTTCTTCGCCGTTATATGTAACGGTTGCATTTTCGAAACCACTTAATTCATCATCACTATATTGCGGTTGGCTTATTCCTAATATAATTCCAAAGTATGTGTGCCTGCAATTCGGTTCGTTCCATAG